ATCTGTTCTCCATCTAGCATTAGTTGAAACTGAAGGACTAGGAAGAGCAAATACTCCTGAAGCTGATCCAGAAGCGTCTGTTGTCAACGCCGCACCAGCAGAACTTCCTGTCGGTGTCACATTAGCTGAAATATCTATACCATCAAAGAATGGAAATATTCTTGTCAATGGTTTCATAGCGTCAACTTGAAACGTAATATTTTTTGCTCTTATAAATTGAGCAAATCCAACTGACACTACTCTATTACCAAAACTTGTTTCTTGAACACCGCCTGGTATAAGTGCCGTTCTAATTCCTGTTCTTGTTCTATCTACTCTTTCAGATTGAGATACAGAAGCTGTATCATTTCTTAATAAAGCATCACCTGACCACCATGTTCTATTTGTGCTTGTGACACTGCCTGTATCTGTTCTAACACCTGTCCAAGTATCGTTCCAGTTATTCCAAACTGTACCAAGATTTAAATCTAATACTCCCTGCGAAGCAAGACTTGTTAATGTGTCATATACATTTGGTAGATCAACTCTTAATTCAGGTTGAGTTTCCGTATCCATCCACTCATCATTATCTGGAGTTAATGTTAAATTTCCTATGTAATCAATTGTGTCATATGGATTTAAATTAACTGTTGTGCTTGCATAAGGCTGAGTTACATATTCTATTGTCGTATATGGTAAAGTGATTAACTCACCTGTTTTTTGATAACCATTTGTTGTTCGAATAGTGTCTGTCATTGCAGTACTATTTGCTAGTACAGAATCAGACTCTATTAAATTAATATTGTTTTGATGAAACGCAGGTCTTAACTGACCTTTTGCAATATCCATTGAATTTTTATAATCATCACTAGATACTTCTCCGACACCATGACCTGTAAAGTTATCTGTGATAATACCATTTTTAAATCTATCAAATCCATCAGCGTCTTGAATCTGCATTGACTTTGCGTCTGCTTCTAATAAAGATAATTGAGTATAGTATTCTATATTTTCTACACGTCTTTGTATTCTACCAATATCTCTCATTGTGAATCTTCTATTATCAACAGCCTTTATTGCCACATCACTTGTGTTAAATGTAAATGGTGGTATTGATACATCATATAAATGAATACTGTCTTTTAATTCTTCTGGGAATTGTGATTCAAGCGCTGAAGCACCTTCAACAACTTTAAATAATCCTGAAGATGTTAAATAAACTCTTCCTTTTTTAGAAAGATAAAATTCTAAATCTGCTGTGACATCTGTATTTATTTTAATAACTTCAACTACTGAGGCACCAGTGCCATCAAATGTTCTATCTTTATCACCAGAGTCTATTGTTGAAGCGTCATCAACTCTTGGTCTAAAGTCTAATACATCTCTTAATTCAAATTTTTCTCCAGTCACATCTGAAGTATAAGCAGGAATTGATCCGTAATCAAAACCTGAATAACTATCTACACTAAAGAAGTTTCCATTACCGTGAGTAAAGTGTTTAAAATTAACTAACAATCTACCAGTCGGTGCAAGAGCGCCGTTCTTTTTAATAATACGACCCATGTCATAAAAGTTATCTCTTTGTCCTGTATCTAAAGTAAATCTATCGGTAACGTTTGTATCATCAGCATCAGCAACTGTACTAAAGTCAGCAGCCATGAATATACTATCTATTTCGTGAACATCTGCTCTTCCAAGATTAATTTCTGTTGCAGTTGCAAGGGCTAAAGTATCAACTGTTTTAGTACCCTCAGTAGATGTTTTTGTTTTTGCACCAACAACCGAAGCAGAAATTGTAGCAAGAATTTTAACTTTATGACCATTGTATCCACTGCCTAAATTGATTGCTAATGTTTTACCAGTTGGTGATCCGCCAAGAGTAAAGTCATCAGCAGTTGAAAGTGAAAGAACATCTCCAGCAGCACCAGTACCACCAGAACCTGTTGTCATAATAGAAACTGAATAATCATTTTCTGTAAATGAAACAAATAATTCATTTGTACCAGCAGTTATTGTTGCAGTACCTGAACTTGATAGAGTTGCAACGAACTGTCTTCTAATTTTAAAACTTGTATCACTAACACTAGCGTTATCAGTCGTCAATAATGTTTTAATAACATCATAAGGCATTCTTGATATTGCAATGTTCTTATCAGCGTCTTGTAATTTTCCTCTTTGTCTAGTAAAACTAGCAGAAGTTGTTTGAGTACTAACCTCAAATCCTACACTAGCAGTTACAACCATTTCTCTATCAGATTTAATACTTTCTACAATAGATGTTCTTGTAGTATTATTATCATCTTGAAATTGAATCTTATCTCCAATTTTTAATTCACTTGTAAATAAAGTACCTGAACCAATGAATGTATTTCCTTGAGAATTTTCCATTACAAATTTTTCGTCCGTTACTTCATTAATTATATAATCTCCCTCATCTGTATCGGCCGCAGAACTATCTAATAGTATTCTTCTTTCTTCTTCAGTTGTTATTGTTCCTGATAATCTTAAATTATTACCAAATGTTGCGTCAAGGTCAGCGTTTGCAGTAAACGTTGGACTACCTGCCATTGCAACACCTTTAGTTTGATTAAATTCTTTTTGTTCAAATCCTTTACAACCTAAAGCACTAAATTGTACAACACCTGTTCTTGCATTAGTAGGTGCAGCGAGAGCTTCGCCATCAGCAAATTCTCCTTTAATATTATTTAATACAAGAGTTGTGTGACTTGCAGTACCGCCAGATGTATATGCTGAAAAAGCACGACCATCAACTTCTGTAACTACTGTTGTTGCAGCTGCCTGAGCAGTATTTAATTCAAAAGTTGTTGCAGTTGGATTTTTTACAGTAAAATAATTACCATTTAAATTTGTCATACCGCTAACACTAGCGATTAAAATTTGTTGACCTTCTGTGAATGTATGACCGCCTGTTGTAATTATAACAGGAAAAGCTTGAGTTGCACCTGTGATAGTTGTAGCAGTTGCTTGTGAAAGACTTTCTATTACACCAGTTGCACCTGAAGTACCACCAGTTAAAATATCACCTGTTGTAACCGCACCAGACATGGCACCTTTGACATTAATGTGAGTAAACATCTCTATATCAAATAGATAATGTTTAAAAGTTGTATCGGTTACAGTTGATCCTGATAATTCATTTGTACTAGCTGAACCTGAGTTGTGTTCGAAGCCTCTTGACTTTGCACGACCAATATCAAACATTCCTTGAACAGCAGTTGCAAAAACAGTACCTCTTGTACCGTGTGCTTCATCTACTAGTCTAACTGATTTAAATGCTTCTGCTTCTCCAGAAACAAATCCTATATCAGGTGTACCAAAAACACTATCAACATTAATAAAAGAACCAATATTAAATCTACTTATTGTACCACTATCAGTATCAAATTCTCTTGCCTTATCTACATCAATATAGGTTGTTCCTATTTTCTTAATTTCATATCCTTTAACATATGCCTTACCTTGACCAAGACCAAATGCTAATTTTGATTCAACAGCTGTATTACCATCAGATGATTCAGCACCAGTAGCAAATATACCACGATTTGAACCTGATATTAAATGTTCTCTAATATCTAAATCAAAATTTGAAACTGTGTAATCTCCAGACTCGTCAAATGTTCGTCTTGCTAAAGTATCTTCAAAGTGACTGTATTTTGTATTGTCAACTCTATTCTGAACTTTACCAGCATCTATTCTCATTAACTCAACAAAACTTGCGTCAGCTTGTGATGTTAAAGATAATTTTGTTAGTGTTAAATCTATTTTAAATCTGTGAGCACCAGTTGCGTTTGCGTTTGATGAGCCGGTTGCATTGTCTAATATACTTGTATCATCTGTTGAAGTTATAAATGTTTCTACGATTGTTAAACCAACACGAAAACTTGGTATGTTTGTATATTTTTCTAGTACTAAAGTTTGTTGATCTACATTAACAAAGTATCCATTAATATAATATGTACCAGCGTCTATGTTGACAGCAGAACCAGTAGAACAAGTTGAAACGACTGCTGTTGAGGTAGCTGCCTGACCACTTGTAATTATTTCTCCGTCAGTAAATTTAATAGCGTCATTGGCTGTACCAGATGTTCTATATTTTACAAATAATGTATCAGGATCAGTACCATCAGTAACAACAAATCCTACAACATCAGCAACTACACCAGATGTTCCACCTGTTAATGTATTTGCATTGTATAGTGATAGTGTTCCATTGAAAGAAGTTAATTTAACAGCATAATAAGTATTGTCAAATGATATTTGACCAGGAATTACCATTGCACCATGCGTAAACACATGGTCACCAAATTGTTCAATTTGGTTTTGTAATACAGATTGTTGAGTTGTTAATTCTCTTGCTTGAACAGCGAAAGCTGGTCGATACATGACTCTATGAAATTTTTTATCTTCCGTAAAGTCATCAAAATAAGGACTAACATTAAAATCAGTTTTACTTGGCATTATTTTCCTTTATTATTTAAAATTCAATTATTAGTTTAATGTTTTCCGTTTGGTCAGAAGCTCTTGTTATTGGACTTCTTTCTTCCACATAAATTATATCTCCTGAATCATATGCTAATTCTGGATTTGAATAACCACTAGCGAATACAACAGCGTTCACTGTTGCTGAACTACTTGTATTAGGAGTTGCAGCAGCACTTGAAGTCTGTCCTGTGATTGCGTTTGCACCACTAAATGCAACTAGATTACCAGTAGTGGCAGTACCAACATCTGGGAATCTTGTTTGATAGAAGTATAAAATTTTATTTGTTGCGTCAAACTCTACAACTTTACCAACAGCACCTGTCGTTGCCTGATTA